AGCCGCTGCTCTTCGATACGGCGCAGCCGCTCCTCGCCAATGGCCTGTTCATCCTTCACATACTGCTGGGCGATCTGCGCCACCAGTTCCTGCGCCTCGGTCTCGGCCAGCACCCGTAGATCGACCGCCTCGCGCACCAGGTTCATGCGATCCTGTAACTGCTTGTCGAGCAGTTGGTACTCGCTCATGCCGTACTCGCGTACCGCATCGAGCTGTTCGGCCAGCGCCTTCTTGCGGGCCTCGACCTCCTCGTTCATCAGGGTCTCGCCCTCGCCGCCGCTGCCGGGCAGGGCATCGAGAGCCGCCTGCGCCATCTCGTCGGTGACGCGCTTGACGTCGGCCATGAACTTGTCGAACTTGTCGGTCGGCAGCGGCTCGTTGGCTAGCTCCTGGAACTCCTTGATCAAGACCCCGACGTTCTCGCGGATCTCCTCGGCGTCGCGCTGGATGCTCTTGACGAAGCCGCTGTCCATCAGCGACGGGATCTCGGGGATGGTGGCACCCAGAGAGTTCAATCCGCGGATGATGGTGTTCAGATTCTTGGTGACGAAGTCGGTCATCCGACCGATCGTGGTCACGATCATCTCGACGCCGGAACCCATCGCAGCGACCAAGGACATAAAGGCGATCTGCCCGGCCTTGAAGCCGAGCTGTAGTACCCTGATCATATCGCCGACGAAGGCCAGCGCCCGGCCGACCTTCTCGAAGACCATGACCGCGGTGCCACCGAAGCCCTGATTAGCCTTGCTCACCTCGTTGAAGCGGTCGGCCATGACCTTGAGGATCGGCGCCAGCGCCACGGTGATCTTGTTGCGGATGCCCTCGAGCACCAGCCCGACGCGCATCATGGCATCGTTGGCCTGCTCGACTTTCATGGTGTCGATATCGCTCAGCGCCAGCCCGAACGCCTCGACCTCCTCCTTGGCGGCGCGAATCTGATCGCCGCCCATGCGCATGAGTTCGACCATCTCGCCGCCGCGGATCCCCATGTCGCGCAGCAGGCCGGCGGTCTGCGATGAGGACAGGCCCAGTTCCTTGACCCGGTCGGCGATGGTGGCCATGCGCTCATCGGCATCGAGCTTGGCCAGTTCACGCACATCAAGGCCCAGCTTCTGGAAGCCCTTGCCGGCTTCCTTGCTGCCGCTCTGGGCCTGCCCCAGCCTCGAGTTGATCATCTGCAGGGCCTTGTTCAAGCCCTCGGTGCTGACCCCGGCATCGTCGGCGATCAGCTGTAGCGCCCGCAGCCCGTTGTAGGTGGCCCCAAGCTGTCGCGCCAGCTTGGCTTGCGTGTCGATGGCCTCCAGTCCTTTCTTGACCATGGCCACGCCGATGGCCACACCGGCCACCGCCGCAGCCGCCCCGACCTGCGCCAGTCGGGTGCCGATCGTGCCCAAGGTGCCGCCGAGCTTGCCGAGCCGGGAGTCGGCATCGGCGGCGTTCTTCTTGAGCTCGGTGGTGTCGAGCCCGAGAGTGGCGAACAGGTGGCCGAGGTTCAATGCCATCAGTGCAACTCCGCCCTGAGCTCTAGGTACCGCTCCATCGACATCAGGCCACCCGGCGAGCGCGGCGGGTGTCGCTTATTCACCAAGAGCCAGAACTCCTGCGGGCTCATGCGCCAGAACTCAGACGGCGCGATGCCCAGAGATCCTACTGCAACTTGGTAGCAGACTCCGACGATGGTCTCCTCGCCCGTCCGCCGCGCGCTGCTTTTTTTGGGGTCTCGTCCTCCTTCGGCTTGCCGGTCTTCAGGTTGGCCGACACCTCGTTGAAGCGCCGCTCGTTCTCGGCCGGATCGGTCTGGTCGAAGTAGTTCAGGAGGAATGCCAGCGCCGCGTAGATGGATCCGGCAAACAACCCGAACTGCTCGGCCTGCGCCCGCGCCACCTCCTCCATCACATCTCTGCGATTGAGGGTAGGCAGCTTCAGCACCGCCCACTCGGCGATCACCTGCGCGACCTTGTGCCGCTGGATGGCCCCCGGGTTCTCGAACATCGGGATGACCGTATCGGCCCCGCGCCGATAGACCTCCTCGATGATCCGGATCAGGTCGAAGTCGACGTTGACATCGAGCTCCTGCCCCGCCACCTTCAAGGTCAGGGTTTTCTTGATCGGCTTCACGATCAGGTCCCCGGCGTGACGGTGATGATGCCGCTCGACTGTAGCTCGGCGCTGAACTCCACCGCGCCGTCATGATTGGCGGTGTACTCGAGGTTGCCCAGCGCGAAGCCGTACTGCGCCTCGATGGTGCCGCCGTCCGGCATCTGCAGGGTGATGTCGAGGAATGCCCCGGCCTGCCAGTCGGCCAGGAAGTCGTTCAGATTGGTGGGCAGGATCAGCCCTTCCACGCTGAGGTTGACCGCCTTGAGGGCGGCGTCGGGCAGCATGATCTGCCAGCCGTCGCTGTCGTCGGTGGTGCCGTCGATGAGCGTGCGGACCAGCGACCCGGTCTTGCCACGCACACCGGTCAGCAGAACGCCGTCCTTCAGGACCTTGAGTTCGCGGCCGTTGTAGCCCACTGCGCTCATGTTAATACTCCGTTGTGATTCCGATTGACACGATAGTTGGCGGTCAGCACAAACAGGTCGTTCTCGGTCCGACCCAGATCAGCGATGTCGCCCTGCGGGTAGATCCCCACGTACTCATGACTGCCGATCACCCGGCTGACCGGAGGGACCAACAGATCGTAAATCTCCCGCTGCTTGGTATAGCAGTCGGCGTAGACCTTCGAGCGCACCCGCACCTGCACCGTGGCCTGCATCGACCCGACCTCGATCTCGAGCGGGTCAAGACCCCCGGTATCGTAGATCGTGATGCAGTCGGTCGGCTTGGCCGGCTCGCGGCTGACATTGATGCTCCAGCCCGAGCCATTGACCCCGGCGAAAGTGCCGACGCCATTGGCGGCCAGATGCAGTGCCAGTTCATGTGCGGGGCTCATTGGATCTTCGCCCTGCGCCGGACGATCTCGAGGATCTTGCCCTGATTCTCGGTGATGGCGTGCTCGAGGAACTTGGCCTCGCCGACCGGGTGTATTGCTTCCAGATTCTCGTGCACATGGATCGCGTAGTCGGCGGTCGCCCCGATCTCGACCATGTTCTCGGCCACCGACCCAGAGGGCAGCGGGGCCACGGCATTGTCAGGGGGATCCTGCAGCCGCTCGAGGTTGGCCGCATTGCGGGTGTAGTGACTGCCCTTCAGGTTGCCCAGATCAACCGGCACCCGGCGCTGCGAGGCGGCTTGGATCTGCAGCCCGGCATCCCACAGCCCGGCCATCGACGCGCCCTCGATGCGGCCGATCTCCATGTTGAGGTTGCGGATCACCTTGTCGAGGCCCTGCAGGCCGCCGCGCGCCATTACAGGTACACCTTGTTGAGGGTCATGGTCTGCCCGAGGTTCGGCGACTGCCCTTGCTGGCGGATCTCCCGGGCACCTTCGACAGAGCGCGGATCGCTGGCGCTGGAGGCCCCGAGGAGGAGATAGCCCCCAAGCGCCAACGGTTCCGCTGGGTACACGATCGACTGGCTCACCTGCTCGCGCCCCAGCGCGTCGCGGTAGAGCACTGCGTCATCTTGCCAGCGGCACTTGATCTCGCGCGGCTGATCGAAGCCGGTGCCGCCGAACCCGTCGTTGTCAGACGGGGGCCAGTAGGTGGCGACCTGAGCCATGTTGCGGGCGAAGTTCAACATACCGCCACCGCGGGATGATTGCGGCGCTGCAGGCGGAGGTATCGCTGCCCGTAGGTGGTCGATGCCAGTTCGGCGGCCAGCCCTTCAACGCCCACCACCTTGGACTTGTCGGCATAGGTCACCGAGGCGTCGCCCAGACTCTCGGAGGTGACCGGGCCTTGCACTGCGGCCCCGGCTGCATTGCCAGAGAGCGCACCGCCAGCCGCCAAGATGTGCGCGGTCAGGTAGTTGATCGCCAGCGAGAAGTCCTGCTCGATCCAGGAGTCATCGACTGACAGCCCGGCCTCCTCGATGGCGAAGGCCACGGTCGCGTCGGCGACGGCCTCGAACTCTGGGAAGCGGGCCTTGAACTGGGCGGGAGTGGGGGCGACGTACGGCATGGCTCACTCGGCCGATGCCGCCCCCTTGCCCTTGCTGCGGGGTTCGCGGATCACGACGTAGTCGCCCTTGCCCGCGATGATCTCGGCGGCGTGCTCCTCGGTGATGTCGACCTCGACCTGCGCACCGGGGGCCAGCACGTGAAGCTCGCCCGCCGCGTCGTGGAAGCCACGCGGCGAGCGGTTCACGTTTTTGACAACGCACTTCACGGTGCGTTACGTCGCGGAGCCGGCCGCGATGTTGTCGAGATAGCGCACCGCCTTCGGCAACCGGATCTCGAGTCCGCCGAGCCGGAAGATGCCCGGCACATCGAACTTGAGCGGCCCCGTCTGCCACACTGGGAGGAACCGATGCGGCATCGGGATGTGCGCCTTCAGCACCTCGGGCGAGCGCCGATAGGCGACGGCCCGGGCGGTGGCATCGCCGGCCTTGTTGCCGAGACCGCGCACCGCGCGGATCGACAGCTGCTGCCCGGTCATCGCCGTGTAGACGTTGGTCCGCTGCAGGAACTCGAGGATCGTGATGTCGGACGAGTCGCTGTTCTTGGTGCTGGCGAGGTACTGGAACACCCCGACCGGGAGCAGGACCGTGTCGGCCATCTCGACCTGCCCCGTATCCGACAGGATGTTGATCAGCAGCGAGTTGAAGTCACGGCTGATCTGGGCCGAAGTCTTCGCCGACCAGAACCGAGACGAACCCGTGCCGTCGTTCGGGGCCTGCGTGGCCGTGACGCCGGTGTAGCTGACGAGCCCCTCGTAACCCTTCGCCGCATCGCCACGGAGCAGGACCCCGTCGACGAAGAAC